CAGAGATGCTATGGAGAGAACTTTTGAATGGTATACATCAGGTCCTCGTCAACGTCTCCAGCCAGGCGGTGCAATTATCTTAGTTATGACAAGATGGAATACAAAAGATCTTACTGGTATGCTGTTAGGCGCGCAGCGAGAAGCCAAGGCTGACCAGTGGGAGATTGTAGAGTTTCCGGCAATCATGCCTAGTGGTAAATCTTTGTGGCCAGAGTATTGGAAGCTAGAAGAACTAGAAGCAGTTAAAGCATCAACGGGTGTACAGAAATGGAATGCTCAGTATATGCAAAACCCAACATCAGAAGAAGGTGCAATCATCAAACGAGAATGGTGGGTGCCGTGGGAAGAAGATTTTATACCTGCATTAAAACATGTCATACAATCTTACGATACAGCGTTTGGCAAAAAACAAACAGCTGACTATTCTGCAATCACTACATGGGGTGTGTTTTATTTAAATGATGATAGCCCTGCGAGCTTGATATTATTAGATGCCAAGAAAGGCAGATACGATTTCCCAGAGTTAAAACAGGTAGCTTTTGAACAATGGAAGTATTGGGATCCAGATACAGTCATTGTTGAGGCAAAAGCATCAGGTCAACCTTTAACTGATGAGTTAAGAAAAATGGGTATACCTGTCGTAAACTTCTCTCCGTCAAAAGGAAATGACAAGCATACACGCGTTAATTCAGTTGCACCTTTATTTGAAAGTGGTATGATATGGGCTCCGAACCAGGAATTTGCTGAAGAAGTAATCGAGGAGTGTGCGGCTTTTCCATTTGGTGAACATGATGACTTAGTTGACTCGACAACTCAAGCAATTATGCGATTCAGGCAAGGAGGTTTTATTTTACACCCCGACGATGAAAAAGAGGAAAAGATAATGAAAACTAAGAGGAACTATTATTAATGGCAAATCCAATCGACATAACTTCAAGAATATACAAGGTGCTTACAGAATTATTTGGCCCAAAATTTGCAAGGGACATGATAGGCACAGCCACTAATGTTACAAAGCCAGTTAAATTAGATCCTAATGCACCCACAGCAGCTCTTTATTCTAAGGGAGCGTTAAGGAGTAATCCAGGAGCTGAAGGTTTAGCTGAACAAAAAATTATGGAGTATGCGCCTACTATTCTTAGTAATAATAATAGAATGGAGCAAATGAATTTTTTAGAAAACGCAGAAACACTTTTAGAGATTAGAGCAGGAAAAACAACTAAAGACGGTGTACCTATAGAAAAAACAAAACCAGAGGAAAACTTTTTTGAGAATACAGAGCAAGCAGATGTCATAGATTTAAAAACTAAAGCTAAAGTTGATGATAAAGGTATAGCATCTTTAAAAGATAAGTTTGGTTTACCTGAAGGCGTTGATCCAAAAAGCTCTAAAGGACAATTTATACAATCACTTCAAAGAGCAGAGGCAGACACTAGAGAGGCAGAGGAAATAGCAAAAAAAGGATTAGAAGACTTCCTTGGTTTTGGTCGTGAGGTACAAGGTCCAGATCTTTTAACAGAGGCTAGACGTAGAGCAGTTGTTAGAGAAATTTTATTAAACGATAACAGAATTGATTTACCACCAGCGATTAGAAAAAGTTTAAAAAACCGTGATGATTTGTCAGGAGGCGCTGATCAAAATCTAGATCCTTTAAATATTTATGATACGTATTACGAAAGAAACATTACTAAGCTTGAAGCGCTTGATGGAATTATAGAAGGATCAAGAAGTGAAAAAGAAGCTGTTGATGAGTTTGTAAAAGAATTTGATGGCTTTGATCTTAAGCCTAAGGTTAGCAAAGAAAAACCTGTGGTTAGAGAATCTATAGATGATGAATTAGTTGAATTAGAAGAAACAAAAAATCTTGATAATTTTGATGAGGAAGTAACTGACAGAGCAGGAGAAATTATAGATGAAGATATTGACCCAGATGAGTTGGCTAAAGGTGGTCGACCCGGCGCAGGTTTAGATTATTTGATGGGGGTATAACATGGCCTCTGAACTTCTTAAAAGACAAGCATTAATTAATAAGCTTAAAGAACCTAACGTTGAAGATGTTAATTTCGATTTAGTTAACTCATCAATAGATTATAGTATTGAGTCAATTACAGAAGATATTTTACCAGAACCAAAACCAGCAGAACTATTTCAAGAGAGAGAAAAAGTAAGATCAGAAAGATTGTTAGATACTATTAATAAAATAGGCGGCGGGTTAATGGATGAGTCTTTAGATTTTATTAGAAGAAACGAAATGGCTATAGGTGGTGGTTTAATTTCTGGGACTGACTTAGGAACAAGAGAAGGCTTTGCAGGTATTAGGTATAATAAAAAACCGTTAGGTGGAGAAGGTAATGAGTACATAAAAACTTTTAATACTAAAGGTGGAGAAAAAAGATATTTCTTTGAATTTTCAAGAGGAGGAATAACTAGAAAATTTACAGCTCCTTTCACACCTGCAGGCTTAAAAGAAGTTAAAAAAGTAAGAGCAGAAACTTTAGAAGAATTTAAAAAATCAGGCTTTAAAGAAAAAGCTATTGTAAAATTAAAAAGGCCACCTAATCCTAATAAACCTTGGCGTTTTAAATCTACTGCAAGAGGAACAGAATATTTTGCAACAGAGGCAGAGGCTAAAGCAGAGCAAGCAAGAAGAGTAAAAGCAAAATTTGAAGGTCAAACAAAAATACCTCCAAAAGATTTTGAAAAAATTAAAAAAAGAATTCTTAAAGGCGAAACTTTAGATGAGATAGCAAAAACATACGACGCTAAAGGAACGTCTGTAGCAAAACTTTTAAGAGATAATAACACAAGTTATACTGAGTTAACTCCTAATGTTACTCTTTCAAAACAAAAAGGAAAAAGTCTTTTTTTAAACAACCCTGAAAATATAGACTATGTTCAAAAAAACTATGGAGCATTAAAAAATGAAACAATGGCTAAAGCTCTTTTTCCTGATCTACCTATATCAACAGCACAGTCAAGAGTTAGAAAAATAATCAACAAATTAATAGACGAGAAAAAAATTAAACCTATCCCTGGTTCTTTAATAAAAGAAGTAAGAGAAGAAAGAGGTTTTAATCCAAAAGAGTCAGCTAAAAGAACTCAAAAAGAAAGACAAGCAGCAAAGAAAAAATTTAGTGTGCCTGCTTTTGAAACAGCTATGCAAGGAAGCAAGGCATCGCAGTTATCTCACATGGCTGATTTATATAATGAGGTTGTCAGATTTGAAACACTTGGATATTCTCCAGCAAGAATTAATCAAGCGATATTTAAAAATGTAGACCCCTATCTTAAAGGTCTTGTAAAAAAAAGAAACAAGCTTTTAAAAAATAAACCCCCTGGTTACGCAGCAAAAGTTAATGAAATAAATAAAAAAGGAGAAGCTGCTGCTCGTGCAACAAAAGGATATAAATCTTTTGAAGTAATAGAGCCAAGTGGTAAAACATATAGTGTAGGTGTTGATTATGCTAAAACTGTAGACCCTCTTGGAATGTTTGAAGGAAAAACTTTACAAGAGATTGCACCAGATAAAATTTCAACACAATCCCCAGCTTTAAAACAAATAATACCAGACGATGTTGAAAGATACACTTTTGTAAAAAATGCAAAAGCTGTTCAAGCCGCTCAAAAGAAAGTTTCAAAGGCAGATATCGATGCTATTGCTGAAGAAGTAGAGTCAAGAGGTTTTGAAACTAAACGCCCAGTAAATGCCTATCAAAAAAACAAAGTAAAAAATTTAATTGCATCACTAAGCCCTGATAAAAGATGTCAAGGAAAGTTTGCAGAAGGGTCTCCACCAAGTCTTGATTATTGCTTTGAGCAAGGTAAAAAAGTAATTAACGAAGCTAAAGTAAAACCAGGCGGATCACAGTTTAGAAATTTTGCTAAACTAGGACAGTACGTAACTAAAACAGGTAAGACTGCCGCGGGTGCAGCGGACCTTCTTATATCTGTAGGCCCTGGATTAAAAGGGTTTGGAGTTGGACTTTTGATAGAAACAGGTCTTGCTATGGAAGAACTTTCAAAAGGGCAACCAGGAATAGCTTTTAGTAAAACTATTTTAGGTGATTTATATAATTTAATTGTACCCGAAGAAAAAGAATTTAGTGTAGGAAATAGAATGCTTAAAAGTGCAAAAACAGAAGAAGAGAGAGTTGCTATTCAAAATTTAATTGACTTTAATAAAGACCAAGAATCATTTGACAAGAAAGTAAGATATTTTGATTACTTACAGAATGCCCCTGAATTTGAAAGAGAGGGAGCCGATATGGTTAAATTAGAAAAAGAAATAGATGATCTATATTTTGATTTACAAAAACGAACACCAAAAGTAGTAAATGAAGATGTAGGAAAAATTTTATCTGAGGTATCTGTTCGTGTAGGAGATGAAGGTCGTGATTTATTAAAAGGTTTTTATGGAAAAATTTTTGGAGATAGACAGTTAAAAGATCCAAGTATGCAATCCTTTCCTTTAGGAAAAGGTTATTTTGATGCGATGGCTCCAGTACCAACTGATGTTATAGGAATACCTATGTACCAAGCCCCAGGCGATACTGCAAGTGGTTTTGATCAAATGAATTTACCAACTTCTTTTGAAACAATTCCAACAGATAGTGGAGGCGGCGGTGGAGCTGGAATTTATGAAGAGTTAGACGATATATATGAAGAGGGAATTATGGGAGCAGCTCAAGGTGGACGAATAGGTTTTGCCGAAGGGCCAGAAAATCCAGGCAGAAGATTTTTCTTAAAACTAATGGGAGGAATTATGACTTTACCAGTAATTGGTAAGTATCTAAAACCACTAGCTCCTGTTGTTAAACAATTACCAAACACAACTACAAAAATGCCAGAATGGTTTCCTCAACTAGTAGAAAGGATGATGTCTTCGGGCACCTCTACAAAAATAACAAAAAACACACCAGGAGAAACTCTTCCATTGTTTGCAGAAGAAGCTACTATAATGCAACACCCAGAATTACCTGGTGTTCGACTTGAAAAATATGACAATGGTGTAATAAAGATTGAGGGTATAAATGCTTATAATGAACCCTATGAACTCAAGTATGAACCACCAGGTGAATACAAAAGTCTTGAAACTGGAGAAATTAAAAAAACAGAGGGAGATTTTGCGGCGGCTGATACTAAATATTATAGAACAGGAGACCCTAGAGAAATGGATTACGATGTTGATTATAGTGTAGTAGAGGACATAGATGATATTTTAGGTGGTAATTCTACACAACTAGAAGGTTTTGCAAAAAGCACAGGAGAAGTAAAATATACAAAGGGAGCAAAACTGGTAGATGATGCAGACGCTCAATTTAATTATGATGAGCCTCTTTCTGAGAACCCAGCATATAGACCATCAGATGCTAGAGCAGATGTTATAGAAGGCCCTGATATAGATTTAAGTGATTACTATGACGACTAAATTAACTAAAACAATACCCCCTAAATCAGGCCCTCAGTCTCAGGGCTTGCTTATTAATTATAATACTGTTAAACCAGTAAAACTGGAGAAAATAAATGGCGGACATAGACAAATCTCTTCCAAACGTAGAGCAAGAGATAAAAATACCATCACCTGAACAAATTGAAGTTGCTCAAGAAGAACAGCAACAGAAAGTTACTGAACAAGGTGAACCTGTAGAGATAACAGAAAACGAAGATGGATCTGTAGATGTAAATTATGATCCCTCAATCGGTTCTGTTGAAGGTGGCCAAGAACACTACGCTAATTTAGCAGAGCATTTACCAGACGATGTTTTAGGTAGATTAGGAACATCACTTTATCAAAACTATCAAGATTATAAAAATTCTAGAAAAGATTGGGAGAGAGGTTACAGAGAGGGTTTAGATCTTTTAGGATTTAAATACGACAATAGAACAGAACCATTTCAAGGTGCGTCGGGCGCAACACACCCAGTGTTAGCAGAAGCTGTTACACAATTTCAAGCATTAGCTTACAAAGAATTATTACCTGCAGAAGGACCAGTTAGAACTCAAATTTTAGGTGTGCCTACACCTGAAAAAGAACAACAATCTCAAAGAGTAAAAGATTTTATGAACTATCAAATTATGGATAAGATGAAAGACTATGAACCTGATTTTGATTCTTTACTGTTTCATTTACCCTTAGCAGGATCAGCTTTTAAAAAAGTTTACTACGATGAAGCAGCTCAAATGGCTTGCTCTAAATTTGTACCCGCTGATGATTTGATTGTCCCGTATACAGCTACCTCATTAGATGATGCGGAGTCTATCATTCATCGCGTACAAATATCTGAAAACGAATTAAGGAAACAACAAGTAGCTGGTTTTTATAGAGACATAGAATTAAAACCAGGACCTGTTAATGAAACAGAAATTGAAAAAAAAGAAAGAGAATTGCAAGGTGAAACAAAAGGCAGAGACGAGGACGTATTTAATTTATTAGAGTGTCATGTTAATTTAGATTTAGAGGGATTTGAGGACATGGGACAAGATGGTGAACAAACAGGAATTAAACTTCCTTATGTTGTAACTATCGAAGAAAATTCTAGAGAAGTTTTATCAATTAAAAGAAATTACGAAATAGGTGATGCTATGAAAAATAAAGTAGATTATTTCGTACATTTTAAATTTTTACCAGGATTAGGTTTTTATGGTTTTGGTTTAATACATATGATTGGTGGATTATCAAGAACAGCTACAGCTGCATTACGACAACTACTAGACGCAGGAACATTATCTAATTTACCTGCAGGTTTTAAACAAAGAGGCATTAGAATAAGAGACGACGCTCAAAGCATTCAGCCAGGAGAATTTAGAGATGTGGATGCACCAGGAGGAAACATCAGAGATTCATTTATGATGTTACCATTTAAAGAGCCGTCAGCAACTCTCTTACAACTTATGGGCGTCGTAGTAACTGCAGGTCAAAGATTCGCTTCAATAGCAGACTTGCAAGTAGGTGAGGGTAATCAACAAGCCGCTGTGGGTACGACCGTAGCGTTGCTAGAGAGAGGCAGCAGAACAATGTCTGCAATACACAAAAGAATTTACGCGGCGTTAAAACAAGAGTTCAAATTAATGGCAAGAGTTTTCAAGTTATATCTACCTCAAGAATATCCCTACGATGTTGTTGGTGGTCAAAGAATCATCAAACAAACAGACTTTGACGACCGAGTAGATATATTGCCAGTTGCAGATCCAAATATATTTTCTCAGACACAGCGTATTTCCCTCGCACAGTCGGAGCTGCAGCTGGCAACATCCAATCCACAAATACATAATTTGTATCAAGCATATAGAAATATGTACGAAGCTTTGGGTGTAAAAGATATTGATAAACTTTTAAAACGACAACCTATTCCCGCACCAAAGGACCCAGCGTTAGAGCACATTGATGCTCTCGCTGGGAAACCGTTCCAAGCTTATCCTGGTCAAGACCACAGAGCGCACATAACTTCTCATTTAAATTTTATGGCAACTAACATGGCTAGAAATAATCCAATGATTATGGCTGCATTAGAAAAAAATTGTTTTGAACACATTTCTTTGATGGCAACAGAACAAGTTGAAGTAGAGTTTAGGGAAGAATTACAACAATTAGCAATGATGAAACAAAACCCACAAGTTGCCATGAACCAACAAGTACAAATGCAAATAAAAATGACAGCAGAAAAAATTGAAGCAAGAAAAGCACAATTAATTGCTGATATGATGGAAGAATTTATGAAAGAAGAGAAGAAAATTACATCTCAATTTGATAATGACCCTATTGCTAAACTAAGAGCAAGAGAATTAGACCTTCAGGCACAAGAAAATCAAAGAAAACGTGAAGAAGGCGAAGAGAGAATTAACTTAGATAAGATGAGAGCGATGATGAACCAAGAGAATCAAGACGAAAAACTTGAACAAAACGAAGAATTAGCAAAATTAAGAGCAAATACTTCGATTGAAAAGACAATTTTATCAAAAACTTTACCAAGTGCTAAAGATATGGGCCAAGGTGGTGTGATAATTAAAAAAATAGATGACTAATCTACAAAAAAAGGTTAAAAATTAAAAAAAAGGAGCTAAAATGGCAGAAGAAAACAAAAAAGGCCTAAACCACGAAATGTTTACGAACAAAGATGGTTATGTTGAAGGTGGAAAAGAGATTGAAACAACTGATCCGTCTGAAATGCAAGAAGCAGAGGTTCAAGGTCAAGGAAATATCTTAGCAGAGAAAAAAAGAAAAGCTAAGTGGTACTAATATGGCGTGGTTTAGTTTAGCAAAAATTGCTTTACAAGCTGGTAGTAAGATATATGCTAATCGTCAGAAGACGAAGATGGCAATGTCTGATGCACAGCTCATGCACGCAGAAAAAATGGCTCGAGGTGAGGAAGCTTACCAAGGCAAACTTTTAGAAGCACGTCAAAACGACTATAAGGACGAATTTGTTTTGATAATTATTTCGGCGCCCATCGTGGTGCTCATGTGGGCAGTGATGAGTGACGATCCGGAAGCAATGGAGAAGGTAAAATTGTTTTTTGAATACTTTCAATCGCTTCCAAGCTGGTTTACGAATTTATGGATCCTTGTCGTAGCTAGTATTTTTGGTATAAAGGGTACACAAATATTTAGAGGAGGAAAAAAATAATGGTAAATAGAATATACAACAAACAAGTTTCACCTAAAGGATATATGAAAGGTGGACGTGTTGAAAAAATGGGTGGCGGCATGATGAAGAGAGGCATGTACAAGAAAGGAAGCTTTCCTGATATGTCTGGTGATGGTAAAGTTACTCAAAAGGATATTTTAATTGCAAAAGGTGTAATTAAAAAACCTGGCAAAAAGAAAAAAGTTGTCAAAAAAATGAAAAACAAGAAAAAGGTGATCGGCTAATGGCTGGCAAAGGTTTATACGCAAATATACACGCTAAAAGAAAACGTGGTGGTAAAATGCGAAAGAAAGGTGCAAAAGGTGCACCTACAGCAGCTAACTTTAGACGAGCCAAACAAACAGCGAGGTCTTAATGACAAAACTGTGTCCAAGAGGTAAAGCCGCAGCGAAAGCAAAATTCGATGTATACCCTAGCGCATATGCTAACGCCTACGCTTCTAAAATATGTGCAGGTAAGATTAAAGATCCATCTGGCACAAAAAGAAAAGATTTTAAAGGACCTAAACCAGCAGGAAAAGCCATGGGCGGTAGAATACGAGCAGCTGGTGGTGGTTTAACAGAAGCTACTGATAGACTAAGAAGACAAGGTCTTAGAGGTGGTGGAATGTGCAAAAAAGGGATGAATAAAAAAATCCTTAGAAAATAAAATGGCAAAGAACGGTCTTAATAAATGGTTCAAACAGAAGTGGGTAGATATTGGTTCCAAGAAAAAAGGTGGAGGCCATAAACCATGTGGAAGAAAATCTGCGAGTGGATCAAAAAGAAAGTATCCAAAGTGCGTGCCTGCTGCAAAAGCAGCAAGGATGACAGACTCTCAGAAGCGGAGTGCCGTTGCAAGAAAGAGAAGTAAAGCACAAGGTGTAGGTGGTAAACCTACAAATGTAAAAACATTTGCAAGAAAAAAAGCCGCTGACGGTGGTTACATGGGTAAAAGTATTAGAGGTGAGTACGGTGGTAGAAATTTATCAAATCCATCTTATGTAAACTACTATAAAGGTATGTTAGATTAATGAGAAACGATTTTCAAATGAGAGAACAATTTTCTAAAGGCACTATGCCTGCTAGAAATAAAAAAAACTTTAGACCTACAAAGTCTGGAGCGGGCATGACAAGAGCTGGTGTCAAAGCCTATAGAAGATTAAATCCCGGCTCAAAACTAAAAACAGCCGTGACCGGTAAAGTGAAAAAAGGGTCAAAAGCTGCTAAACGTAGAAAATCATACTGCGCAAGATCACTAGGTCAGCTCAAAAGAGCTTCAGCAAAAACAAGAAACGATCCGAACTCACGTATCCGTCAGGCAAGAAGGAGATGGAAATGTTAAAAAATGGCAAGAAAAGAACTATTAAAAAGGTAGTTAAAGCTTTGAAGAAAGCATCCAAAGCACATGCTGGTCAAGCAAAAACATTAAAAGGAGTTATTAATGGCGGATCCAAAAACAGGAACAGGTAAAAAACCAAAAGGTTCTGGGAGGAGACTGTACACAGATGAGAATCCTAGAGATACTGTTAGAATTAAGTTTGCGACCCCTACAGACGCTCGTAAAACAGTTGCGAAAGTTAAAAAAGTCAAAAAACCTTTTGCAAGAAAAATACAAATCCTCACGGTTGGTGAGCAAAGAGCAAAGGTTATGGGTAAGAGCCAGGTGGCTAGCATATTTAAAAGAGGTAAAGAAGCGATTAGGAAAGAGAGGAAAAAATGAATAAAAGAACACCCATGTTGGCTTCACTTAGAGCTAGATATGAAGCAGACATTGCAGAAGCAGATACGACGATAAACATTTATTTGGATAATCCAGTGGCAATAGGAGAACATCCACAGCATTTGGAAGAAATAGATAAATTATTAAGCAAAATAGCAGATGCAAAAGATAAAATGGAAGCGTTGGAGGCTTTTGAATAATGCAAGATTTAGAGCTAATAACTAAAATACAAAGACAATTAAAAGAACTTTATCAAAATGTTGGTGACTCAATGATAAGCGGAGGGGTTGACAATATGGAAAAGTATAAATATATGTTAGGACAGGCACATGCCTACGAATATATTTCTCAGGAAATCTCTAACCTGCTAGATAAAAAGGAGCAAAAAAATGAGCAAGGAACAATTATTGACCTCGAAAAACGAGGTCCCAAAGCATAAAAACGCTTTGGAAGAAAAGTATAAAGAGGAAAAAGTAGAACCTACAAAACGAGTTGACGAAACAAACGTGGGGTCAATTAAAGATGAATTACCTGTCCCATCAGGATGGAGACTTTTAGTTTTACCTTTTACACCAAAAGAAAAAACTAAAGGTGGAATTATTATAGCACAAGAGTCATTAGACAAAGCTAGAATAGCAACTAACTGTGGTTATGTTGTTAAAATGGGACCAATGGCATATGGAGATAAAGAAAAATTTCCAACAGGCCCTTGGTGTAAAGAAGGAGATTGGGTGATCTTTGCAAGATATGCAGGATCACGTTTACCAATAGAAGGTGGAGAAGTCCGTCTTCTTAACGACGACGAGGTTTTGGGTACAATAAAAGATCCAGAATCTGTGTTGCATTACATTTAACATAGGAGGAGACTATGCAAGAAGAAGAAAACAAAAAAGGCATTCCGATGGTTGATATAGATACCTCTGGTCCTGGAGCTGACGTTGAGTTAGAAGAACAGAAACCAGAAGGTGAAGTAGAAACTAAGGAAGAAGACTCTAGTCCCGCGCCACAAGCAGAGGAACCTAGAGAAGAGAAAGCAGAAGGCAGCGACGCGCAGCCAGAAGCTAAACAGGAAGAGAAGCCTGAACAAAAGAAAGAAGAATTAGAAACGTATTCAAAAGATGTTCAAAGAAGAATAGCTAAACTCACAAAGAAGTGGAGAGAGGCTGAGAGACAAAAAGATGAGGCTTTATCTTTTGCTAGAAATCAAAAACAAGCAAAAGAAAAACTTCAAAAGAAATACTCTCAAATTGAACAAGTTGGTGTTAAAGACAGAGAAGAGAAAATTAAATCTGGTCTACAAGCAGCAGCGGCTAAGTTATCAGCAGCTAAAGAGGCAGGAGATCTTGCCGCAGAAGTTGAAGCTAACAAAGAAATAGCAAGACTTGGATACGAAGAAGCAAGACTAAATGAGACAAAAGCAGCTTATGAACTATCTAAAACTGAGTCAAAAGAACAGGAAATACCAAAAGTATCTCCTAAAAGAGAAGCTCAACCTGATCCTAAAGCGGAAGAATGGGGAGCTAAAAACAAGTGGTTTGGCACAGATACAGCTATGACATACACTGCATTTGATCTACATAGAAAACTAGTGGATGAAGAGGGCTTTGATCCTCAGTCTAACGAGTATTATTCTGAGATAGATAAGAGAATAAGACTTGAATTTCCAAATAAATTTGGTAATACTGATGATAAGGTTCAAAATGATACGACCAAACCGACACAAATAGTAGCTTCAGCGAAGCGAAGTGTTAACAAGTCAGGTCGCAAAACCGTGAGACTCACACCTTCTCAGGTTGCTATCGCTAAAAAATTAGGAGTGCCATTAGAAGAGTATGCGAAACAAATGAAAATCACGAAGGAGGTATAGCATATGGAAAACGATAAAATAAAAACCCCGCGTGCGAGCCAGTCTAGAGTTAAAGATAAAAGACCTACGACTTGGACTCCACCATCATCTTTAGATGCACCACCTGCGCCAGACGGTTTTAGGCATAGATGGATAAGAACTGAAGTTTTAGGTTTCGACGATACCAAAAACATGTCAGGTAAAATCAGATCTGGATGGGAATTAGTGAGAGCTGATCAATATCCCGATCAAGATTATCCAAGTCTAAAAGAAGGTAAATACGCAGGAGTCATTGGAGTTGGTGGCCTAGTGCTTGCTAGGATACCGGAAGAGGTTGCCAAATCTCGAGAAGCTTATTTTGCACAGCAAACTAAAGATCGAGACGATGCAGTTAACAACGACCTTATGAAGGAAGAGCACTCCAGCATGCCGATTAATGCTGAGAGACAAAGTCGTGTAACTTTTGGTGGTACGAAGAAATAATTTCTTTGCGATACCAAGACAAGCGCGATCATAAACAATAAACCATGTCTTAGGAGGACAATATTATGGCAAATAAAGACTCAGCTTTTGGATTAAGACCCATTGGCAAAGTTGGTCAGAATAGAGACAACCAAGGTTTATCTGAGTATGATATCGCAGCTTCCGCATCAGCGATTTTCCAGAACGATCCTGTCGAAATGGCAGCAACTGGAACAATAACTGTAGCGGCAGCAACAGATACATTACTGGGTTCACTTACGGGTGTATTCTTTACTGACGCATCAACAAGCAAACCTACATTTGCTAATCACTTGAAGGCTTCTAATACCGCAACGGATATTAAAGGTTTTGTAAGTGATGACCCTTATGAAAGGTTTGAAATACAATCCGACGACGCTACAGCAGCAGCAGATGTCGGTTTAAACGCTGATATTGTGTACGCATCAGGTGCTTCACCGAACTTCGTTTCGAAAGTGGAGTTAGATCATTCAGATCTTAAAACTGCTACGGCACAATTAAGAGTACTCGCAATATCAAAAGATATCGAGAATAACGAAGCAGGTTCTGCTAACGTTAACTTGGTAGTTATGATTAACGAGCACTTCTTAAAAGGCACAACAGGTATATAATAGGATAGGAGTATAATATTATGGCAATATCAAGAGGACAACTAGTTAAAGAACTAGAGCCAGGATTGAATGCACTATTCGGCCTGGAGTATAAAAGATACGAAAATCAGCACGCTGAAATTTTCGACACAGAAAACAGTGACAGAGCTTTTGAAGAAGAAGTAATGTTATCTGGTTTCGCGAACGCTCAAGTAAAACCAGAGGGATCTGGCGTAACTTTTGACAACGCACAAGAAACTTTCACTGCTAGATATACGCACGAAACAATTGCTCTTGCGTTCTCAATCACTGAAGAAGCGATTGAAGACAACTTGTATGACAGACTTGCGTCTAGATATACAAAAGCATTAGCAAGATCGATGGCAAACACTAAGCAAGTAAAAGCTGCGAATGTATTAAACAATGCATTTAACAGTTCATTTGCTGGTGGTGATGGTAAGGAGCTTTGTGCTACTGACCACCCAACGATAGCTGGAACTTTCAAAAATGAGTTAAGCACATCTGCGGATCTTAACGAGACTTCATTAGAACAATCGTTAATCGACATCGCGGCGCTAACTGATGAGAGAGGTCTAAAAATTGCAGCAAGAGGAGTAAAAATGATTATTCCTTCTGAGCTTCAATTTACTGCTGAGAGATTGATGAAATCTCAAGGTAGAGTTGGAACAGCTGACAATGATATTAACGCAGTAGTATCAATGGGGATGATTCCTCAAGGTTACGTAGTGAACAACTACTTAACTGATACAGACGCGTTCTTTATCAAAACAGATGTACCTAACGGATTAAAAATGTTCGTTAGATCTCCAATCAAAACAGCTATGGAAGGTGACTTCGACACTGGAAACGTTAGATACAAAGCTAGAGAGAGATATTCATTCGGATTCTCAGACCCTAGAGGTATTTTCGGTTCACCAGGTGCGTAATCATCTGATTAACTAATTAAAAAGGGGGCTTTCGGGTCCCCTTTTTTTATGATAGAAAGATATGGCAACCATGAAAAACTTCCGTGTACAAATCAGAGCATATGGCTACTATGCTGACTTTGAAGTAGAGTCAGAGGACAATAGTAAAGACTTAGAAAAAGCACTAGTTGACAAGCTAGGAAAAAATGATATAAAATGGGAGAAAGATGGATTTATTAGTAAATCCAAAATATGGGTAACCTATGAGGAGGTTATAGATGCAAACGCACATCAGAGATCTATACAAAGCGAAGAGGGGTCTCGAAACAGAGTGGGCGGTGGAGCAACGGGATAATCAGAGATATACTCTGGATATGGTCCGGATTGACAAAAAAATTAGAGAAGTTGTTAATCAAATCAAGGAAGAGGAAGCTAAAATAGCTAGTCTTTCTAGTAAGATCGAAGATGCTACACCCAGCGTTTCAGTAGCTACGTAAACAAAAGCTACATCGTTGAAATACGTAACTTCACTACAGGATCTCTTGCACTTCATAAAAAACTAATATATAAAATTCTTACTATACAATTAATTAGAATACTGACGCGTATAGTCGACGGCCTAGAGACAGTATTCGGAAAACTAGGAGGATATAATTATGGCAAGTACAACGTTTAACGGACCGGTACGATCCGAAAAAGGCTTTCAAGTAGCGACTAAAAACACGTCTACTGGAGCAGTAACAACTAGAATGAGTTCAGGCATGCCTGACTTAACTGGTTTATCAGTATCAGATGTAGCAACAGCTTCTACTCTAACTTTAGCAGCAGACACTATCTCAGTAATAGACTACACAGGCGCAGCAGCTTGTGCAGCTACTTTACCTGCAGCGACAGCTGGAACAGTTGTTGTTTACGCACAAGCTAAAGATACAACAGGCGGAACTGCAACTTTAAGTTTTGACTGTGCTGGATCAGATGTTTTTGCAACAGGATCTGTAATTGAGTCAAGAGGTTCATCAGAAGTAACTTTTGATACCTCAGCAGCTAGTGAAACTTTATTAACTTTCACTCCTGCTAACGCAGCAACAAATCTTTTTACAACTGGAAGCATGATTGCTTTTGTTTGTTATGAAGATGGCACATACCACATTGCTTCAAAAATGGGTGGTGCGGCTGACGCTACTACAGGTGCATTTTTATTTGCATCGTAATGGTTAATTATCTTGGTGGGAAACTTCGAGACTTTTTGATCTTGATACCCACCAAGACCAATAAGGAGATAAAAAATGAAAAGTGATGTAAAAGCAATAAGAGTTACAGGAACTGGTGCAGTGTTCGCGGGAAGAACAAGATTAAGAGGAATGATCTTAGCTTCTGATGGTGGTGGCGCTGGAACTATAATTTTACAAGACAACACTGATAGTACAACTTTATTCCAAGGAGACTGTCCAACAGGAGATGTTTTTGCATTTAACATTCCAGAAGATGGCGTGGTTTTCCCAGGTGGAATGAAAGTTTCTACTATTACAAACATTGCAGCAGCGACGTTTTTAATAGACAAGTAGGAGGTTAGATGGCTAACACTACTTCGGGTACAACAACTTTTGATAAAACATTTGCTATCGACGAGATAATTGAAGAAGCATATGAGAGAATAGGTTTGCAAGGTGTTTCTGGTAATCAGTTAAAACAAGCAAGACGATCTCTTAATATTATGTTTCAAGAGTGGGGTAATAGAGGACTTCACTATTGGGAAGTAGCTAATAATTCTATCACACTAGTTGCAGACCAAGCAGAATATACGATGTTTAGATCAACAGGTGATGGCACTTCTAGCACCACAGCTGTGTATGGTGTTGACGATGTGTTAGAAGCTGTTTACAGAAATTCTTCAAGTGTTGATTCTCCTCTTACAAAAATTAACAGATCTACATATCAAGCTTTATCAAATAAAACATCAACAGGCACACCTTCACAATATTTTGTACAAAGATTTATAGACAAAGTTACAATCACTTTGTATTTAACACCAGGTTCATCAGAAGCTGGTAATACAATTAATTATTATTATGTAAAAAGAATACAAGATGTTGGCGATTATACTAACGCAACAGATGTTCCATATAGATTTGTACCATGTATGGCATCAGGTTTAGCTTATTATTTATCACAAAAATTTAAACCTGAATTATCACAACAAATGAAACTGTATTATGAAGATGAATTACAAAGAGCTTTAGCTGAAGATGGTTCATCATCAAGTTCTTACATAACCCCGAAAACTTATTATCCAAATGTCTAATTTTGCAAAAGGTAAATTCGCTAAATTTATATCTGATAGATCAGGAATGGAATTTCCATACAAAGAAATGGTAACAGAATGGAATGGTTCTAAAGTACATATTTCTGAGTTTGAACCAAAGCAACCACAATTAGAGCCAAAAGCGCATGGAGCTGATCCACAAGGTTTACCAATGGCAAAACCAGCTAGAACAGAACCAGCTACAGATCGTTTGTTGTCTGGTAATCCTTTTAATATTACATCTGGCAGCACAACGATTACAGTAACAGAGCCTAGTCATGGAAGGTCTAGTTCTGATACTGTCGTATTTAGAAACGTAGATGGATCACCTGGAGGTGTAGCATTTACAGTGTTTGAAAATTCTTCAGGATTTAGTATAACAGTAACAGGAACAGATAATTATACGTTTACATTAGGATCAACTCCTACTGTAACGGAAAAAGCAGGAGGAATGTTTGTAACGGCAGGGCCGGTAACATTGACACCATAATGGCAGGATTAAGTTATTCAGGATTAGTTACACAAATTAGAAATTACACAGAGACAGATTCTAATGTGTTAACGACAGATATTTTAGAAAATATTATTTTAAACGCACAGTATAGAATTATGCGTGATGTGCCTATTGATGCTGATAGAAAACAACAGACAGGAAATTTAGTTACAGGACAAGAAACAATAAATGCTCCAGGAGGAGCTTTATTTATTAGAGGTATACAAGTTTACGATTCTACATCAGCTACAAT